TTAACAGTTTAGATTGTCACAGGGGATGACAACGGCATATAAGAATATGAATCAGCAACAAAAGGCATTGCTGAGATATAACTATCTGCTATCTGTCACATCTGATGCGCAGGGAGACTTCGCGCGGACGTCCAATTCATGGGCCAATCAGACCAGAATTCTTTCCCTCCAATTCCAGTCATTAAAAGCGGACTTAGGTGCGGGCCTTATCAATGTATTGACGCCTGTTATCCAGGTAATCAATAGGATCATCGCAGGACTGGCGAAAATGGCGTACGCGTTCAAGGCGTTCACCAATCTTCTGACCGGGAAAAAATCAGATACATCGACCCCTGTGAATACTGGCGCGGCAACGGCGGCAGAGGATTTAACCGATGCAACTAAAGCGGCGAATAATTATGCAGACGCTACAGACAAAACCGCAAAGGCCACAAAAAAGGCGAACAAAGAGAATCAGAAGTACACAAGCGGACTGGACAAGATACATCAATACCAGAGCAATAGCGCGGCGGCACAAAGCTCAACTCCCTCCAGTGCGAAGAAGAAAAGCACACCTGCGGCGGCCGCGTCTTCTGCTGTGGACTTCGGAAACTTGTCCCAGGGTGAAACTGCACTTGATAAAGTTGACAAAAAGATGCAGGCGCTTGTGGACAGACTTAAGAAGATGGCAGAACCGCTTAAAAAAGCATTCTCTGGGCTTCTTGGCACACTCAAGAGTGCATTCGGGTGGATATTGCAAAACATCCTGATCCCGCTTGGTAAATGGGTGATGAATGAGGCGTTGCCAAGGTTCTTCACCACACTAGCCAATGTTGTAACTATTGTGGACAATGTGCTGAAAGCGGCACAACCTGGATGGCAATGGTTCTGGGATAACGTTCTGAATCCGATTATCACGTTTGCCGCGGATGCATTTCTGAAATTCTGGGACTTTTTGAATGAGAAGTTGGCTGCGTTCGCGCAGTGGTGCAAGGATAATCCTGCAATTATTGAGAATGCGACCACGGTCATTCTGGCATTCTTTGCGGCGCTGACAGCTGTCAAGATAATCACTGGGATTATAGGGGTTATTAAATCGCTTGGCTCTTTCATTACAATTATACAGAGCGTTGTGGCTGTTCTGGGCGGACCTGTGACCATTGCTATTGCCGCAGTAATCGCTATTGGCGTACTGCTGTGGAAAAACTGGGATACGGTCAAAGCAAAAGCCAAAGAGATATGGGGCGCTATCTCGTCTTATCTGAAGCGGACATGGGAGACGATCAAGAAGAATCTGTCAGGAATGATAGAGGGTGCCAAAAAGGTTTGGGACAAAGGATGGAACGCGGTCAAGACATTGGCATCCACGATCTGGAACGGCATCAAAGACACCTTGTCGGGCATATGGAACGCCATATCAGGAACGGCGTCTTCTATTTGGAACGGCATTACGGGTGCTATATCTGGTGCGCTTAATCGGGTGGCGTCAACTGCGTCATCGGTCGGATCAAAAATCAAAAATGCTGTGGTAGGTGCATTCAATGCGATTAAGAATGCGATCAAAAAGCCTATCAATGGAATCATCGGATTTGTAAACGGCCTTGTATCGGGGATTGTGGACGGCATCAATGCATGTATCAATGCACTGAACAAACTTAAAGTCAACATTCCGAGATGGGTGCCTGTATATGGCGGCAAGACGTTTGGATTCAACATTCCGAATCTGTACAAGCCGCAAATCCCGTACCTGGCAACGGGGGCAGTAATCCCGCCGAATGCACCGTTCGCGGCGGTACTTGGTGACCAGAAGCGCGGAAACAATATCGAGGCACCTGAAGGGTTGATTCGTAAGATCGTGAGAGAAGAGACAGGCGGGAGCGCTAAGAAATATCAATTCACGGCAATGTTGAACAGGCGCGTCCTGTTTGACGAAACGATTGCAGAGGCGCGGATGCGTCAGCATATGACAGGTATGAATCCTTTTGAGCTTGCGTAACTTGCGTAAGGAGCGACGATGGCACAGAAACGAATAGCGGTTGACGGATGGAATGCCGTACAACCGATTACATTTGATTTTAATTTCCAGACGACTTCCTCTGAGGATAGCGGAAGAACAATGTCAGGCAGGGCGTCTATTTCTCCACTGTTTACGGTTGAGGCGTACGATGTGGAATATGATGACCTGACTCCCGCGCAGGCGTCTGCTCTTTTAAAGAAGATCGTGCAGAGACCTTCAAAGCCCTTTTTCTCACTGTATTATTTTTCGCCGTACTATGGAAACTGGAGAACAGCCTCGTTTTATGTTGGCGAGGGATCGCTGAAGGTGAGAACACTGAAAGAGGGCGAAGAAATGATTTCGCAGATATCCTGTAGTTTCGTAGGGAGGGACAAATTATGCTGACGTTACCAACTGCGATGCTCAAGGCACTGCGGGATCATACCGATATCACATACACTGTGGATATCACACTTGCGGGGCATAGTGTCGTTGACTTCACACTGACGGAAGACGATCTGATTTCTGGCGGGTGCCAGGTAACGCGGTCGAACGACTCTGATTCATTCCCCATTGGATATGTCTATTGCGCACAGCTTGAACTGCACTTTTACAGGAAAACCGCATACGACAACATCGAATTTAATGAGGCTGTTGTGGCTGTGCATGGTGTGTATGAGTATGACGATCAGACATATAATTTTGACCTTGGAACATATACTATAACGGATTCTGTTATAAAGGGCGAAGTTATTGAATTTGTCGGATATGATGACCTGCACAAAGCGGATGCTGTTGTCACTGACCTTGTGCAAAGGCTTCCAATGACCGCAACGGACGCGTTTGAGGCGTGCTGTACCAGATGCGGAATACAATTTGATCCTGAGAATGTACCTGGTTCTGCTCCTGCGTCATGGGATAACTGTACAACTGAAGTTACAATTTTGCCTGAAGGGATCACATACAGGCAATTAATGGCTCAAGCGATACTGCTGTTTGGAGCAAATGCGTATATCTCCCCATTTGATAATTATATGTATGTTGTGCCAGTCAAAGCACAAAATACGCCTGTTATCTATTGGGGAGGATATTTCGATACGTCTAGCCCATATGCAAGCGGAGATGCACTGGACGGCGGCACCTTTAACCCGTGGTCTGAAGGAGATGCTGTTTCTGGATCATTTACAGAGGATGCAGGAATTATCACTCTTGACGATCCAATAGGTTCGCCTGAGCTTGCATTGCAGGATATCACAATAGACGGCGTTAAAACTTCGGACGGCACATATTCCTTTGGCGCGGGGTATCTGCTGAATGTTGACGTATCTGTTTATGTAGGCAGTGAGCAGGAAGTGATTGACGAAATAGGCGCCGCGGTCCGATACTTCAAATTCAGGCCGTTTGAGCTTGACTACACATCATTTCCGTTTGCTGATCTTATGCAACAGGTAATGATAGCGGATGCTCAAGGGCGCGTATATAACGCCGTCATAACCCACATTGATATAACGCTTAAGGGAGTGACTGTCTTTAAATGCACTGCGGAAACCTTGAAGCAGTTAAACAGTGTATCCAATTCAGTAAGCGCAAGGGTTGACCAGGCGCGTGTTATAGCGGACCAGGCACTAGCGGAAGCCAGAGAGGGAAATGCGGCGGTAACTCTTGAAGTATCAAGGTTCAGCAATTTAGTCTCCAATGCGTTCGGCGTATTTACAACGTCCGTAACGGATCAGACGGGCGCGGTCACGACATATATGCATGACGAGCCTACACTTGCGAACAGCACAACAATATGGAGAATGAACGCAGGCGGTTTTTCCGTCTCCACGGACGGAGGACAGACATGGACAGCAGGAATTGATTCTCAGGGCCGCGCCGTGGTTAATGTCCTGTCAACGATTGGATTGTACGCTGACTGGATCGTCACTGGTATGCTGAGCAGTCTTACAGGCAATTCCAGTTGGAATTTGAATACCGGCGTCTTTATATCAACTGAAAACACACGAAGAAACGGATTCAGGTTCGATAATGGATATATCCAACTGTATTACGACAGTACAAGAATTGGAAGCATTGGGCCTATAAAGATTGAGGATTGGGGTACGACGCCTGACGATACGATTACGTCATATAGATGCCATATAGGTGGGCAAAATGTTGTACTTGGAACAATAGCAGAAGGAACAGACGTTTTTGACCCAGTGCTGTATATTAACGGCGATTCTACAGTATATTATCAACATCAATACAGATATACTGAAGCTGCGCTTTTTTTTAGGCCAGTAAGATGTATAGCGGGTTTAGCTCTTGATGTTGGATTGAGCATATATTTTACAAGTGATAAAACGTGCGACTTTAAAGGAACTAATGTTTCATGGGTACGGCATAATGTAATTGGTGGAGATGATTGGTTTAATTGGTACAAGACGATATTTCAAGATGTTTCACCTTCACATGGAGGATTTGCATTTAAAAATGAAACCGTTATCCCGAATGGGTCGCAGATGTGGGAAAGATGGTTTGTTGATGCGCTTGTAACAATCTATGGATCAGTAACAGCCGAGTCCGTAACGTGTGTGGGTGCTGTAACTGCGAATTATGTTGGAAGTACATCGGATGAAAGGCTGAAGAATGTATATGAGTGGGATGACCGTTATGATGATCTTATCGACCAGATAGAACCAATACGGTTTTCCTTTAAGGATGATTGCCAAAAAGAGCATATCGGTGTATCGGCTCAGAAGGTGCTTTCACTGCTTGACGATCTCGGAATTACAGACAGCGGGATCGTAGAAGGTAGTGAAGACACCTTTTATTCAGTCGCATATAACGAACTGTCTACGTTGCTTATTCGAAAAGTAAAGAAACAGCAGGCAGAAATAAAAAGCCTGCAAGAGCGATTAGCGCGGCTTGAGAATATTGTGGAGGGGTTACTATGACAGGAAACGAAAAAAGACTAGCAGACGCGTTTATTTCTGCTGTCAAGGAGGGAATATATCTCCCTAGCTACGTTACCATTGTAATCGAGGATAAGTCAAAATATGGCTTGTCTCAAGAGGCAAAAGATTACATTTATGAGAATATAGAGGGGTTATGATATGGCAGTCATACAGCTTAGAAGCGGGGCTTATGCGGATTATGATCCCGCGAAGATGCACGCCGCGGAGCCTGCCGTGGTTTTGAGCGGCGATCCTGACACAACGGACGGAAAAAGCGTGCGTGTGGCGTTCGGGTCAGGTGAAGACAAGCGGCTTCTGACGGAGGATGATGCATTTCAGGTGGATGATGAACTAAGCTCATTATCCGAAAACCCTGTCCAGAATAAGGTAATAAATACGGCACTAGGAAGCAAGGCGCCGATTGCATCTCCCACGTTCACAGGAACGCCGAAAGCGCCTACGCCTGCGACAACCAATAACACCACCCAGATCGCGACCACGGCATTCGTGCGAAATGCGATTGATGAATATGGCGGAGGCGGTACTATCACTGCAACCGACAGGGGTTCTGGTGTGGTCGAGCTTACTATCTCATAAAGGAGGGACGAAATGATAATAGCAACTGTAGAAACAGACAGCGGTGCGTTCCTCCAGATAGGGAGACAGGGCGAACACGATGCGCGGCAAGTGTGGTTTGACCTGAATTGGTTGGTTGAAAAATTTGGAGAAGGTGAAGCTGTTTTAGTCCATCAGCGGACAAATGATGAAGCACCATATATCTGTCAGACCACACGGGAAGAAAATCGGCTTATCTGGGTTATAGACGAGATCGACACGGCCTATGAAGGATTCGGCAAAGCTGAGATCAGGTGGACCGTAGACGGTGCATTAGCCAAAACGGTCATATATAAAACCAGTGTGCTGAAGTCCCTCACAGGGGATACTGTTATTCCTGATCCGTATGAATCCTGGTATGACCAGATGAT